TTATAAGACCAAATGTCTCAATCTCTGTATTACATCTACTTAGATTGATAAATACATAATGACTATCTGAGTTTGGAATTAGATTACACCACCCTGCAATGTATGATGATTGCAGGGTGTTATTGTAATTGTTGCAGTCGTGTAGATTTAAGCCGTGCATATCAGTCACATTATAGTAAGTGAATATCTCACAAGGATTGTAACTTAATAGCAAATTATAATTAATCCTTGATACTATCTTCATTGATTACATTGTAAACCTGTTCATAATACTGATTGCCATTGCTATAATTCTCAAGAATATAACCATTTTTACCTAACCAATACCCATCATTCCAAGCAGATGCAATATGCATCTTTTCAATATTGATATAGTTTTCAATTATATCAATAACTTCAGGGCATTCTCTATTTAATCTTTGATGATTACTGAGAATAAATAATAGACTTTCAATTGTGGATTTACTTTTCATTTGTTCAAGATTTATAAGATGAGTTAAATTTTGCTTTAAGTTCGTTAATGTTGGTGTCGAGATATCCTGTAATGAGTTTGTAAGCATCTGCTATCTCGTGGTCATTGTGCCGATAAACTAAGATTGAATCTGATGTACTGCCACTCCTCTTAGACCTTGCAGTTACTCCAATGTAATAGAAATTCTTAGGGTCAATGCCAGCTATAAGGCTATACCATACTGCTTGAATATGATTATAATGCTTGACCATATCTGAGGCAAATACATCTAGGGTCTTCGCAGATGTTGTTTTGATATCAGCAATCACATTAAGTTGCTGATTATATATATCAAACATTGCTTTGCCTTGTATAATGTACCTACCGATTTCAACATCTTTTACCATTGGATGCTCATTAACTGCTCCATTCATAATCCTTGATGCTACAGGGTGGTTAGATATTGCATTGTGTACACTATATGCCTCAAGGTTCATCTGTTCAGGTTTCAAATCAAGTAACTGATGGTGTAGACTAACACCTAACTCTAATGCTACTTTTGCATAGCTGATGTCACCAGTATAGTGTTTCTTGATTCGTGAACATGATAGTGCTGGAAAGTAAACGAATTGGTCTCTTGTCATAACTCAATCCAATTAGTAGTGATTTCACGTTTGCATATCTTGTAGTCACCAGTAGCCTTTAAAAAGTTGATGCAACTATCTACACTAAATTCAACCATTCTATCATGAACATCTTTAGATGGTATATGCCATGTATCATTTTCATTCTTTTCTAATTTATCACATACATCATAGAATCTATAAAATGATGATTTACTAAACCTATGTTGACCTTTTACTTTTTGCATATAGCAACTTCTTGAATAGTCAGCAAGTTTTGCAAATTCAGTTTCAGATAAGTTGTATTTAATTCTATACTTTTCAAACATATCAATAATCTCAAAATGATTTGACTTAGTGAAATAATAGTTTGGTGAATGTCCATTTGACATTACTCTATCTTCAATGGTTAATTGTTTGTCCATAGGTGAATTATAATTTCTTGGTTTAGTTAATCTTTTTATTATCTCAGGTCTTGTATCAACATCTGTATCAACATAAAATCTTGCAGTTTGCATTCCTTGAGGTGCTATCATAACTTATCTTATCACTTGTGTTTTATGGTCGTAAATCTCAATGCCATCTATCTTCACCACTCCGCACTTTTCCATAGCCTTTGCTAATGGTGTAAGCAGTTCTTGGTAATCAAGGCACTCAGCAGCAAACAATACATTAAGTACCATCGACCAGTTCACTTCTCCACAGATACGAGCCTTCTTAGTCACTCTGATATTCTTAGGCTGCTCAGTATTGATTGATATTGCTTGGTCAACTAACTGACCAGCTAATGCAGAGAAATCTTCAATTGATACATTCTCTAATGCTTTCTCAGATTCAATCCTTAGTTTCTCGTTTGCCTCACGTTGCACCTTTTCTAACTCTTCATTGTAGGCTAACATCTTAGTCTTAGCAGTTTCAATGTACTTCTTGAGTGGCTCAGTTGCTTCTTTCTCCAATTCCATTATTTGCTTCTTGTATGCATCTAATGGTGCAGTTATCGTTTTACGGCTTGATTCGATTGATTTAACGACATCATTTGCTAATTTGATGGTATACTCAGTAATGTCGTAAGATAGTCTATCTTGAATCTTAGATGGTGACTCATTAATTAGTTGCTGAGTCTTGAGAGTATTTTGGTTGTTTATTACTTCATAGAGTGAGTCAACCTTTAGTGTTATTTCTGCTTTCATAATGGATTTATTAAGGGGGATATTTCACCCCCATTGATTAATTAAAATGGTAGTTTAGTTGGGTCTTCAGAATCTCCACCCATCCAATCAAAATCACTTGGGTTAACACCTTTCTCAATTGTGAATGTAGGTAGTGGTATTGATTTTGGTTTGTTTGCTGGATAGTTAGCAGACATCTCAGCATTCATGTATGCTATGAATTCATCACTCAACTTAATTTTATCTTGAACAAATTCGGGTAGACTTCTAAATACAACCATATCCGGTTGCTGAGTAGAAAATACTAATGGTGCATTCACAGCTGGAGGACATACCATACCTTTAGGTACAGGTGTGATGTTTTGGATGTTTGCAAAGGTCTTATCTCCACTTTGCTTATGAATGATGTTAACCATACATTCACGACCAAGTAAATTAAATACATTGTACTTCTTAGCTTCTTCTTCAGATAATATTCTACCCTCAATTGAGTGAACATCTTTTCTTAGAGTGCTTTTCTCATGCATTGACAATGTGTACATATTACGAGCATAGAATGGTTGCTCACCTTTGTTAGGGTCAAAGACTGCAGTTTCTAATGGCAGTTCAAATAATACTTGAACCTTTCTTTTTTTACCACCAAACTGACCAGTTTGCTCTGTAGTGCCTAAGTCAATGATTTGATAGATACGTGCAAGATGCATTCCTACTGGGGCTATCTTGTTTGAGTAATTTGAGTCTCCACCGATGGGAGCATTTAGTGTTGGTAACATAAGTGATTTGGATTTATTGATTAAAAATTAAAGTGATTTAAACATGATGTGTGCAGCCTCTTCTAACTTAGCCATTGCCTTATCAAATGCTAAAATATATTCATCATTAGATACTGCAACATAGTCACGATAGATAAGAGGTACATTGTGATACTCTTCTTTGTGGAACTGACGAGCCATTACCGCACAATTAGAATCGCATCGGGTAAAGATTCCGCTATAGCATCCATCGTTTACAATTGAAACCATTGAGCCGTTCAGATGGTCATAGTGAAAATAGGTGTTACCCTCTACAAGTTTAAAAATAGTTGATGTGTTCATAGTACACGAATTTAGGATTGATTAATTAGAAATTTATAAATGAAAAAAGTAGGGAGGTCTGAGCCTCCCTTGATTAGGTTAGTTGATTGTTTTTGTATATTGAATGTTTCTTGTAGTTAACTCAGCAACTAACATTTGCTCTTGTAAATTCAACATATGACTACCGAAATGATGCTCATATTTGAATAATCCGTTTTGAGTTAAAGTAATATAACCTGAAGATGCAAATGTTTCAACGTTAGTACCAGCAGATGTTTCGTAAGTGTAAGTTGTAGTTGTCATTGTGTTTGATTTAGTGAGTGAGTAAAAATTTTTGTGACTTATTGATAGGCAAATGTAAAACTATATTTTGATTCTGCAATACCTCAATCAAAATAAATATAATTATTTTTACTTACATTTCGTAATTGACTGATAATGAAATACAAAACTTTTCTATTTTGTCAGTTGGCTACTGATACCAATACCCAATAACACACCAACACCAACTTTAAATGCAGTTGATTGATACCACTTAGGTTCTTTCTTAACGTAGATATTAGATAGGTTAGTAATAGACATAGTAGGATTATCAATGTGTAATCTAACTACACTATCTGTTTTTCTCAGTAAACGATTAATAAGACCATCTCTTAGAGTATCTCCCACAGAATAGGTCAAAGTACCACTTGATACAATTGAGTCGATTAAAAGCACTCCTAATGTGTCAATCTTACCATCAATAGAATACCATTCACTATAATCTGAGAATTGAACTGGTAACTTAATGTAATTGGTTGAATCAATTTTGATAGGTTCAGCAAGTTGTATCTTAGTTTCTATTTTAGTTTTGTATTGAATCTTGACTATCTCTTTAGGATTGCGAATGGCTAATAGTTTTATTGCCATATCTTTTGAATCAATCTCAGATTGATAGTTTACCGCTTGACTGATTAACTTACTTGAATCTGCTAAGTGTTGCACCTTATAATTTTGTACCTCTTCTTTCATCTTACGATAGTCAATAGTCAATTGACCATTCATGCCACAAGTATGAATGAAGATAAGCAGCATAACAAAACCACCAACTATCATTAATACCTTATCAATAGAGTCAAATTTATCTTGTGGCATACCCTCCAATTAACTTAATGAACTTTTCCCATTTTAATTCAAAGCAAGATTTATCTCTTAGGTTTGACCTCAATACATTCTTTGCTACATAGATTGGCATTTCACGTTCACATACATAGTGCTTTACCACAATTAGCAGTCTTTCATCTGCTTCTTCTTCATCCATTGGTAAAGTACATTCTCTCATAATTGCCTTGTTGCTTTCTTAACTAATGCGTGAATTGATTCATCTAATCTTTTCATTGAATCATCAACCATCTTTAGTAGTTCAGTCTGCTCTGATTCTCCCATCTTACCCTCTTTGTCAAGTAACAACTTAACTACACCAGCAACAGATGTCAATGGTTGCCTTAGTTCGTGACTAAGCATAAACCTAAACTCTTCTAATAACTGCTTTTGTTTCTCATGTTCGTGACTTGTGATACTGGTCACATCAGTAATTTGAAAACCAATAAAATGAAGACTGCCAAGTATTGCATAACAATTCCACAAGCACCACCTCAACCCACTATTTTTCTGTTTGGTTCGTGCATATATTCTAACTGGGTTAGGTGTAATCTCAATGGCTCTCTTAACCGATTCAACATAATCATCAAGTTCAGTATCATCTGAGATTATATCACTAACTTTCTTTGGTTTGATGTGGCTTGAATACTCTTTGAATAGGTCATTAGAACTCACTATCTTACCTTCATAGTCAGAAACTACATACAACAAGTCAATAGAATTGGCTAAGATGTATATTGCTGACATCTACTAACTCTTAACTATCTTGTTAATCTTACGAATCATATCTAACCAGTAGAATGTAGAACGATATAGCCATATTGAAGTAGCCAATAGCATCAACATCATTACAATTGAGTTAGACAAATCACTATATAAGTAGTCTTGAACCATCTTATTATTACATTTTTGTATAGAATAAGGTTTTAGTTCTAACTTTTTACCCTTAATTAACCACTTTGCATCACAAGGTTGGATGGTATCTGATGCTCTAAATGGTATTACTTGTATTGGCTCAACTTCTACCTCTTCTTTCGCTTCAAATTTAGTGATTTCTTTATCAACATATAGTACCTCACCCCATTGATTTTGATAAATGAACATTGATGTGTCACCCATATAGTGATTTATGAACATAAATGGTTCAAGTTCTTTAATCTCCTTACGATTTATAGTGTAACTTGTATCATAAGTCACCTTATATTGTGATTGGATGGTGTCCTTAACTGCATCAACCATTAGTGCCTCCCTTCTCAGATGGTTTCCACACCCACTTTAAGGTCACAACTGCACCAATGATATATGCAAATGACTCTTTGTCTATCTTTTTGGTAAAGAATAGCCAAAAACCAACCACAGAAATGAGTGAGCCAATTGTCAAGTGCCAATAAACCATAAGTAAATCGGCTATTTGTTTGAATTTCTTAGGGTCGATAGCCATAAACTACTATACGACCTTCTTGAAATATAGTTCTGCTTCTTTTTGCCTTCTTTTGGTCAAACCTTTCAACACTACACCACCACCACGATTCCATTTCAAGAACTCTGCTGCTATCTTAGGGTCATTTGGGTTACTAAGTACCATCTTGAGTAAAGTAGACTTACTGAGATTACCTAAACCCACATTAAAGGCAAATGATACAAGTGCATCAAACTGATATTGGGTTAACTTAACTGACTTGGTGTATTTACTAACGTAAATATCGTAGTCTTCAAGGGTGTTAATCAATAATATCTCAGCCTCTTCTTTATCTCGTAAAACGTCACCCATTTTGACATTAGATTTGTCGGGATAGAAGCACGAACCATAGCCAATCGTAGGCACATTGGCTGAACACCTATAGGCATTCAACCTTAGACCTTCAAAGTCCTTGACCAACTGAATACCCGTCTTACTAATGTTCATTAGATGATTTCATATTGAAATTGTAGAGTAACGTATTGCATTGAAAGTTCTACTGTAGTTACTCCAATAGCAACAGCACAAGTGTTGTTGGTTATTTCTGCACCAATATCTAAAGCAATTATCTCTAATACTGAACCAGCACCAAAAGAAAACTGCATTATTCCAAATAGTTGCTTATTACTTGTGAAATCTGATGCCACTGGAAGCGACATCTCAAAATTGCCATCATCTTCTCCAGCATCAAATTGAATTTCTATCTGAGCCGATACAGAAACAATGTTGCCAACTCTGATATAAGTTGCGTAATTAGGTGCAGCCGTCAAATTCAACTCTCCGCTAAATGTCGGAGTATACGTTCCACTGCTGAACATTTTCCCAACCTCAATCTTTTTAGATGTTCCTTGTGGACTTCCTGTATTATCATTGACATCCACAATGTATAATAAGTCATCAGATGTTGCTTCACCAAGTGATGTTAAATCTGTAATTTTTACTCCAGCCATTTGTTTAGTTATTAGTTATGTATGTATGTGCTTTAGTTGAATTGGTGAACTTGATGCCATTGAATGTGAACTGATTTACATTAATTAGGAACGTACCCACGTTAGTGCCCAGGTGAACGCACATGTCGTCAACCACCTCAACAGATTCTACATTCGATGCGATTGCTCCAATCACCGATGAATAAAAGGTGACAAAACCACCTTCGAGAGTTATGTCTATCATATAATTGTCATTGAGATTAGTGAGATTAATGAAGAGTCTAATGCACTGGCATTTTGAACTGCACCGATGATGTACTTGTCGGTTGTCCAATCTACAGCTATTGCAGAGAAGGTTGAATTTATATAATCATTTAGAGCATTAGATGTTGTTGGTGCCAATATCTCAGTATTAGTTGTTGCATTTTTAACGGCTGCCGTCCTTATAATCTGCAATGAAAGTGCTTGTGTTAATGTTGCAGTATATGTTGCAAGTAAAACAGCACCAGTCAAGTTGTTTGCTGTGTTCGCGTAAAGTCGAATGGTATATAATCCATTTGGATTTGTCTTTCTACCTCTCAACTTAAACTCTATTACATTAGCAAGTGCCACAGAATTAGCTGGTACAAGAACAGAAGAACTAAAGGTGTTCAATATTCCACTTGATGCAGCTCCATCGGTTGTGTTCTTATAGACTCCCAATGATGCAATGGTGATGTTGCCACTGCCAAGCAATGAAGTCGAGTTGATGGTCTTGA